GGTGATTATTATGAAAACCGTACTTCAATTAACTTCAAGGCACTTAACCACAATCGCCGCATATTTCTTGATCAACTTCGGGATCGTGGGATCCATATGGATATTATCCCAGGTAATCATGATGTTTACTACAAAAACACCAATCAGTTAAACTCCCTCAAAGAACTACTCGGGCATTATATGAACGAGGTGAACATTGTGGAAGAACCTACTGTAATGAATTACGATGGATTAAAATGTGCATTACTCCCGTGGATTAATTCGGAAAACACTGACAAAATTACACGCTTTGTCAACACTTGTAAAGCAGATGTTCTTGGAGCACATTTAGAACTTACCGGTTTTGAAATGCAAGCAGGAGTTCCGTGTCACGATGGCATGGACCCTTCTATTTTTCGTAGATTTGAAACTGTTCTTTCTGGTCACTTCCATACCAAATCTACCATCGGCAACATACATTACCTTGGATCTCAGATGGAATTCATGTGGTCTGATGTTAATGATCGTAAATATTTTCATGTGCTTGATACGGATACACGAGAATTAAAAGCAGTTGAAAATCCGATCACTATCTTTGAAAAAATATTATACGACGATAAAGAACGAGATATGCATCTTGTTGATGTGTCAGACTTAGACAACAAGTTTGTTAAAGTTATCGTTATCAATAAAACAAAACCAGCAGAATTCGAAAAGTTCTTAGACAGAATTAATTTCAAAAAAATTCATGGTTTACAAATTGCTGAAAACTTTCAAGACTTTGTAGGATCTAATGTAGAAGATTCTAAAATAAATGTTGACAGCACTGATGATCTGCTGTATACTTATATTGATGCGGTAGATACTGATCTGAGCAAAGATCGCATTAAAAAACAAGTTCGCGAGTTAATGATTGAGGCACAAACCTTAGAAGTTGTATGATTAAATTTACTGAATTACGTTATAAAAATTTTCTATCAACCGGTAACTCCTTTACTAATATAGATTTTGTCAATAAAAAATCAACTTTGGTAGTTGGAGATAATGGTTCTGGTAAATCGACAATGCTCGACGCAATCTCCTTTGCGCTTTTTGGTAAGGCACACCGCAACGTAAATAAACCACAGTTACTTAATAGTGTTAACAATAAAGATTGCGTGGTAGAAGTTTCTTTTGAAGCACTAGGACAACAATTCAAGATTGTACGTGGGTTAAAACCAGCAAAGTTTGAGATCTGGCAAGATGGTACCATGATTAATCAAGACTCTCATGCCAAAGAGTATCAGAAAATACTCGAACAAAATATTCTTAAATTAAATCATAAAACATTTCACCAGATTGTTGTGCTGGGGAGTAGCAGTTTTATTCCTTTTATGCAACTCCCCGCACAGCATCGCCGTGATGTAATCGAAGATCTGTTAGACATTAATGTATTCTCTAAGATGAATAGTATTCTAAAAGAGAAAACATCTGTACTCAAAGAATCTATATCTGGTAACGCGCATGAACTGCAGTTAGTCCAGACTAAGATAGACTCACAGAAGCGTCACCTGTGTGAGTTAACAAAAATCTCTGAAACTGCCAAGCAAGAAAAGTTAGATCAAATTGCTGAGGAACAATCAGAGTTGGCCCGCCTTAACACCCAAGTAACAGAATGGGAAGACACTCTGCTGTTAGATCTACAACAGCGACAACAAAGTCTCGATAAAAAAATCAATGAGATTGGTAAGTATGTCTTTCAGTTTAACTCTAAGCAGAAAGCAACAAACAAAGAGATTTTGTTTTATGAAGACAACGAAGACTGTCCCACCTGTCAACAAACCATCGAAACCACCTTCCGATTGGATAAGGTACAGAACGCCAAGCACAAGTGGGATGAACTGGAAGAAGCGAGACATGCCGCAGAGCATAAAATTAAAGGACTGACTGATGAGAAAGAAACTCTTCAAACTTCTATTGATGTTGAAAATGAGAAATACAGTGCTATCAAAACTCTACGAGAAAAAGTTGACTGGACCCAGAGAAGAATTAATTCTTTACAGGGTGAGTTATCCGAACTCGAAACAGGTGTACATAGCATGTCCGAAGCACGAGATACTCTCGCAAGTGAAGAAGATAAGAAAAGTGTTCTCACAGACGAACGACACGAACTTGCAGAACAACGTGAATACAACAATGTAATCACGGAACTACTTAAAGACACTGGTATTAAGACTAAGATCATCAAGCAGTATCTGCCTGTGATCAATCAGTTGACTAACCAGTATCTTCAAGTGTTGGACTTCTACGTCCATTTTGACCTAGACGAGGCATTCAAAGAAACAATTCGCTCGCGACACCGTGATGCGTTTTCTTATGATAGTTTCTCCGAGGGTGAAAAGCAACGCATCGACTTAGCACTTCTGTTTACTTGGAGGCAGGTTGCTAAGATGAAGAACAGTATCGCCACCAATCTACTGATTCTTGATGAGACTTTTGACAGTTCTCTCGATGCGGATGGGGTCGACAACCTATTAAAGATTCTTGATACCTTAGATGATAGCACTAATGTCTTTGTTATATCACATAAAGGAGAACTGCTTGATAACAAATTCGATCGTAAAATTGAGTTTGTTAAAAGTAAAAATTTCAGTAAAATAGCATGAGTGCAATCGGACCATATTTCGATAAAGACAAAGTTAATTTCACACGGACAGATCCTTATGTCGTAGTCCCTAACATATTAACACAAAAAGAATGCAAGGGTATTCTAAAATATGTTTATAAAACAGAAAGGGTATCTGAACCCCGACTTGGAGCAGGAAAAATCGAAAGAGGTGTTAGAGACACCGAAATATATTATTTTAAACATACCAAATTAAAAAATAAAATAGAAAATATAATAGTCAATAATAACCCTTGGAATATTAAAGTTGATAGTTGCGAGTTTTTTCAACTAGGGGTGTATAAGAAACGTGGACATTATTCTTGGCACGTAGATACAACTGACTTATATTCCTACTCTCGAAAATTGAGTTTTAGTATAATTTTAAATGATCCATCGGAATGGAAAGGAGGTAAATTCCAAATGTTTTCTGCTCTTGACAGGAAGGGTAATCCAATTATTAAGACTGTCAACAACCTTAATCGCACAGGAACTATGCTATTATTTCCTAGCGAAACTTATCATCGAGTTACCCCTGTTACAGAAGGACAAAGAATATCATTAGTCGGATGGGCATGGGGTCCATAATAAACTTGACACACACCAATAAAAGATGTATAATTAATCTAAACTTATGAGGAAACCTTTGTGATGCTTACAGAAAAGACCATGCAAGTATTAAAAAACTTTGCAACCATTAACCCTAACATCGTTATTGAAAACGGAAACGTTATCAAAACAATCTCAGAAGGCAAATCTGTTGTCAGCAAATCTGTTGTTGATGTCGAATTTCCTAAGACCTTTGGTATCTTTGACTTGAATGAGTTCTTAGCAGTTCTAAGTCTGGTTGACACACCGGATTTGTCTTTTGAAGATGGGTATGTTACAATATCTGATTCGGTTGGAAGGACCAAGATCAAATATCATTATTCTGATCCCGAGATTCTTACCTCCCCTACAAAGGATGTTGTAATGAGAGATACAGATGTATCGTTTGTGCTTGATAGACGAACACTATCATTAATCAAACGTGCCGCAGGAGTTATGAATCATTCTGAAGTATCAGTATCTTGTATAGATAATAGTGTATGTTTAATTGTGAAGGATGAACGTGATCCAACTTCGGATGCCTTCAACATCGCAGTTGATGGTACATTTAAAGATGCCAATTTCAATTTTGTATTTGATATTAAAAACCTAAAAATGATTGAAGGTGATTATGATGTTAATATATCTAAGTCACGTATCTCTCATTTTATTAATAGAGAATCATCTATTGAATATTGGGTAGCACTTGAAAAAACTAGTACTTATGGAGAGTAAAATGAATAGTGAAATGATTGACCTTGCTAATCGAATCACCCGAAGCACCGTTGCAGTTGTCGATACGATGACATCTCGCGGAGCATTCCGAGGCGAAGAACTTAGCACAATTGGACAACTTAGAGATCAGTGCATTGCTTTGATTCAGTTGATTGAAACTGAGCAAGGCATCGCAGGAGAAACTGCTGATGCTGATTTTGAGGTTCCTCCCGCTGAATAACTTTTGACGTTTCTCCTCGAATGATTTTTTTATATAATGTATGGAGTAATAAATGTCAAATGAGTTCCTTTGGGTTGAGAAATATAGACCCTCAACAATAGATAACTGTATTCTTTCACCCACGTTAAAGGATACATTCAAATCTATTTTAATTGAAAAAGAATTGCCAAACATGTTGTTTACGGGCACTGCTGGTCTGGGTAAGACCACAGTTGCTCGGGCAATATGTGAGCAATTAGATTTAGATTACCTTGTGATCAATGGTTCAGAGGACGGTAACATTGATACTCTTCGAGGTAAGATTAAAAGATTTGCCTCAACGATTTCCTTGTCTGGAAACGGTAAGTGTGTCATCCTTGACGAAGCAGATTATCTGAATCCTCAATCGACACAACCTGCGTTGCGTGGGTTCATCGAAGAATTCTCAGATAACTGCCGATTCATTCTCACTTGCAACTTTAAGAATCGTGTTATCGAACCACTCCATTCTCGGTGTGGTGTGTATGAATTTAATACATCCAAGAAAGACATGGCAGTCTTGTGTGGTCAGATGATGACACGAGCAAAAGAAATACTAACTAAGGAAGGTGTTTCAGTTTCATCTGATGACGATGATAAAATTGCTAGTCTGATTATGAAACATGCACCTGATTGGCGGAGAGTGCTTAACGAGTTACAACGTCATTCCATATCAGGCGAACTTGATATTCGTGTTAATGACAGTAATGGTAACTATGACGATCTTTTCTCGTCTTTAAAAAACAAAGATTTTAAAAAGATGAGAACATGGGTTGTTAATAATGTAGATGTAGATACTAGTGTGATCTTTCGTAATCTATATAATAGTATGTACGAAAGAGTTAACAGTTCTAGCATACCACAACTGGTATTGATTCTTGCAGACTATCAATATAAAAATGCATTTGTTGCTGATCATGAATTGAATTTGGTTGCATGTTTGACAGAGGTTATGGCAAGTGTCGAATTTACCTAAGACAGAAATTCTATCAGACGAACCAAATTTCATATGTTTATCTTCTATTAATATGCCACAGGCAGATAAGTGGGAGAAATCTATACGAGAAGGTGCTTCCTACTCACAAGATAGAACCTCTATTAGATTAGAAAGAGCATACTGTCGTGTATATCAACCCACTCATTGGGGGTCAAAAGAGTTTGATCCTTTAAAACGTCACTTAGCAATGATGGTCACAAAGGTCATAACGTCAATTGATCGAGTAGATGATAGGGTTTTTTATATTGAAGACGGTGCTTGGGGTCTCATCTATGCTGATGGTGAATCTTGTGGTCCTCACGGACACGGAAAAGTTCCAGAGTATGCTGGGGTATATTATTTAAAAACAACTCCCGGATGCGGGTCTATATATTTTCCCGAAGCAGGAATTGAAGTAGAACCTAAATCCGGAGACATGGTTCTTTTTGGGTCACGTGTACAACATGGGGTGCTTCCTAATGTAGTTCCTAACAGTGAGCGCGTGTGTGTTGCTTTTAACGTGAGAAAAGAACAATGAACCCATTTGAATTTGTAAACTCTGTTAGTCATACCAAAAAGTATATGATGACACCAGAGAACGAAAGTAAGTATGTTCCTTTCTTAACTAACAGATCATTGTCTTACTTTAAAGACAGCGCATTGTTAGCTAATGAGATGAACTTCCATCACCACCTTGATAACAAACTACAATATGATTTTTTTATAAATATACTGAGAAAACGAAAACGATTCTCGAAATGGCAAAAATATGAATCTGATGATGTAGTATCTGCCGTAAAAGAATATTATAATTACAGTGAAGAGAAAGCATTAGATGTAATGAGCATCCTCACGGAAGAGCAAATTAGTATAATTATAAGGAAGGTGAGTAAAGGTGGAAGGAAATAATGTAGTATGGTCACCATTTGATATGGTTGAAATAACAATCAATCACCCAGATGACTTTTTAAAAATTCGTGAAACTTTGACTCGTATTGGAGTTGCTTCACGCAAAGAAAATAAACTTTTTCAGTCCTGCCATATTCTACACAAGCAGGGAAGATATTTTATTGTTCACTTCAAAGAACTATTTTTATTAGACGGTAAAAAAACAAATCTTCTTGAAAATGATGTAGAAAGACGTAACAGTATCACTACGTTATTATCAGACTGGGGTCTTATCTCTATCTTAGATAAATCAAAGGTAACTAACTGTGCACCTTTAAGACAGATAAAAATTCTTTCGCATAAAGAAAAGGTTGACTGGGAGTTGTGCCCGAAGTACAACATAGGAAGTAAATTCTAACCAAAATATTCTGGGTTGATATATTTAAACCTTTTCTTATGTGCTCTGAAAATACCTGCGCCACCATCCCAATGTCGGTATCTAGCATTTTCTACATGCTCAAATAATAATTGGTACCATCCAAATTCAGCAGGGAGTATAGATTTTTTTCTATGGAAATCGTCTACCATATCTGTGTCCCACAGATTACTTCGGTGCATAAGAAGACCGTAGTCAACCATCATGGGTGTATCGGGTAGAGTAAGGTGAACGTCATTGTCTGGATTTTCACTCATAACAGGAAGATACCCGATGTGTCTTTGATATAAACTGTCATAACTCATCATTCTTCGACAAATATCAACTTTATAATTAGGTCTCTGTGCCAAAGATACAGTAGATGATAGTTTATAACACTCTGATATTAAGTCGTATAATTGTAGGTCTCTTCCCAGAGCATGATCCCATCGAACCCGTACTATAACATCAAAATTATTTCCATACTGTTTAACAAGATCATTATGTCTTAATAACATTCTTATCTGATTTGCTTGCCTTTCGTTTTCACCACCAAAAGGAAACCTTGCTGGTTTAAAGTATTCGAATTTTCTATTCCATTGATAATGGTCATAAAAATCAGAATTGTCGCTGTACGGATTGTAATCTACACCATCGTTATCGGCATAGTCAATGTGAATGCCCAATTCTTTATTGAGGTTTCCGTATTTTTCTAGACAGTCCAGAGATGCTCCACCAATGATGTCAGCAAAAGGCATTTCTCTTTTTAAATTTTGCACAATAAAAGGAAGATACTCTAACTCTCTTATCACACCAGAGATAAAAACTCCAACCTTTATTTTTTTAGTTTTGTTTAAGATGAGACATCCCCTTGTCATCAATAATGAAATCTTGAAAGGGTTTATGGAATGGAAAATCCGGATAATCGTATTTTAATATGTCGTATACATCACCGTGCATTTTAATGTAATGAACAAAAGTTTGAATCTGCCACCCTTTATCTAATGGGAATCTCCAATGAGGCAGTTCACGTCCTGAGTATAATACACCTTCTCCGGATTCTAAAATATATTCTTTGGTTTCATTATTCTCTTCTACGTAAAATTCCCAAGGATGATCACGATCTCCATAAGCAATAGTTATCGTAGAAGAGTATTCACATGCGGGTCTATCAACGTGAGGACGTAAAATGAAACCTTCTTTGTAAAGTCTAGTGAAAGTATAGGTAGGATATAATTTAAAACCATATGCTTCTTCAAGTTGAGGTTGCGTTTTTAAAGCAATGTCTCTGAAAAAAACATCACTATAAAGTTTATACGATTTATCATTGTCAGGACCGAACCTATGTTTCTTTTCGTTTTCTAAAAGGTTTCGATTTAACAAATCAAACATGTATTCTTTTGCTGCATCACATGTTGCATTATCTAAGAGTTTAATTTTCATAAAAAACTTGACAGTTAAAAGATTATATGTTATATATATTAGTGTCTTCGCGCAATGATGCGGAAGATAGACAACAATCTTGCTTAATTAATAAGGAGATAGCAATGGTTAATACACGAACAAAAGTGTTTTCGTTCCCCCACTCTCGTTTCATTGGTTTCGACCACGTATGGGATGAGATAGAAAAACTAACAGTCGCAGGAGCAAACGAGAAGGGTTTTCCTCGTCACAATATTATCAAATATTCTGACACGGAATACGCCATGGAATTTGCACTCGGCGGTTACAAAAAGAAAGATCTAGACATCGAAGCAAAACCTGGTGTACTAGTAATCAAGGGAAACCCTGAAGAGGATACCCGAGAGTATCTTCATAAGGGAATCACTACGAAGAAATTCGTGGAAACATTTCGACTCGCAGACCACGTTGTCGTTGATGGAGCTGAATTCGTCAACGGACTACTAGTGATTAAACTCAGAGTAGAACTGCCCGAAGAAAAGCGTCCGAGAAAAATAGAAATCAATTCTCAATAAGGACACTAAAATGAAAACGTTAGTAAAAAATGAGGAATTTCTCTCCTCTAAAAAAGAAGAAATGATTGCGATCGCGCAACTTTTTGGTGCACTCTTAGTAGTGCCTGTTATGATTCTAATTAGCTGGAATGTATAAGATGATTAGAAAAATTAAACAGGTAACTCCTATCGTTCTGTTCAGTCTTCTGATTCTCGGTGGACTGATCGCACCTCTCTTCACGGATTATAGTCATGTAGGCATCCCTGTCGAAATGCTATATATTCCGATGTTGTAAAACTTTGGGTGTTACTTAAGCGCATGTAACGAAACTGAGGGAGACGCATCTCCCTCGACCCATCTATAAGAGTTTACCGATGTTCTCTGTCCTACGGAACGGACAATAAAAATGTCGGACCAATTTGTTCTTGACAATTTCAAAATTATATAGTATAATTATCTTATGAAATATTATACCAGTGTTACTCGTTTTGGCAGCAATCTTCTTTATCGTGGATATGCAAATGGCGAACGTGTTCAAGAAAGAATACCTTTCAAGCCAACGCTATTTGTTCCTAGCCCGACTAAGCCTTCAAAATATAAATCTCTTTATGGTGATAGAGTGGCTCCTATAGAGTTTTCTACCATGCGAGACGCGTCCGATTTTTTGAAACAATATGAAGACGTGCCTAATTATCCAGTCAGCGGTATGTCTAACTTTGTTCTTCAGTTTATAGGTAATAAGTTTCCTTATGATATCAAATTTGACCGAGAGCATATAAATGTCACAACAATAGATATTGAGGTTGCATCAGACGAAGGATTCCCCTTCCCTGAAGAAGCAAGGCATGAAGTAACTGCAATAACATGTAAAAATAACATAGATAATGTGTATTACGTATGGGGTTCACAGCCATACGATTCTGATCTGAGCGATAAACAAATCAAATATTTTTATTGTGAAAGCGAAAAAAACCTTCTCCAATCTTTTCTAGGTTGGTGGTCATCTAAATCTACTTGCCCAGATATTGTGACTGGATGGAATACTAAACAGTTTGATATTCCTTATCTGGCAAATCGTATTCGCAGACTGATGGGTGAAGAAGAAACTAAAAAGTTATCGCCTTGGGGTTTAATACGACAACGTAAAATTCATACTAAGATGGGGCAAGATGCTATTGTATATGATCTTGAAGGCATCTCTCAGTTAGACTATTACGATCTGTTTCAGAAGTTTGGTAAACTCACATACGGTGAGCAAGAATCTTATAAATTAGATCATATTGCATACTCTGTTCTCGGCGAAAAGAAACTGTCATATGAAGAGCATGGTAATCTTCATTCATTATATAAAAATGATTATCAAAAGTTTATTGATTACAACATCAAAGATGTGGAGTTAGTGGACAAGCTGGAAGAGAAGATGGGTCTTATCACCTTGGCTCTTACCATGGCATATAAAGCCAAGACTAATTTTACAGACACATTTGGTACTACCACAATATGGGATGCTGTTATATACAACGCACTTCTCAAACAAGATTTGGTAGTACCTCCAAAAGTCAATAAAAATAAAGGTAGTATAGTTGGTGGTTATGTCAAAGATCCTGTAGTAGGTTCACATGACTGGGTTACATCTTTTGATTTAAATAGTTTGTATCCAAATATTATTGTACAATATAATATGTCACCCGAAACTCTTTCATGGATAGATGGTGAAGATGGAGATTTTGCATATGCTGCTAACGGGACCAAATATAGAAAAGATATTGAAGGCATTATTCCTAAAGTAATTAAACAGTTCTATGGTGATCGCGTTGAAGCTAAAGCACAGATGATCGAAGCACAAAAACAATACGCCGCTGCGCCCACTAAAAAACTTGCCAATGATATTACCATATTTGACAACCAACAAATGGCTGTCAAAATTTTAATGAACTCTCTCTATGGCGCCATGGCAAATCAATGGTTTAGGTACTTTGATTTGCAGATTGCTGAGGCTATCACAACCAGTGGTCAGCGAGCGATCAAGAATGCCGAAGCATCTGTAAATGCTGAGATGCAAGAAATTATTGGCACCAAAGAAGACTATGTGATTGCTATTGATACTGATTCTGTTTATTTGAATATGTCCTCCTTGGTAAATTTACACGCACCTGCTAATCCTATAAAATTCTTAGATAAGGTATGTGAGCACTTTGAGAAAGTTATTGCCAAGGGATATGACAAACTAGCGCAAGATACAAATGCATATGAAAATCGAATGGTGATGAAGCGCGAAGTAATTGCTGATCGTGGTATTTGGATGGCAAAGAAGCGATATATTCTCAATGTTCATAACAGCGAAGGTGTACAATACGCTGAACCCAAACTCAAGATGATGGGTATTGAAGCGATTAAGTCTAGTACGCCTGAAATTGTTCGAGATAAATTTGAAGAGGTGTTTCGTGTTTTGATTGAGGGCACTGAGGAAGACACTCAAAAATTTATTCAGGAATTTAAGAAAGAGTTTACAGGGTTACCTGCAGAAGCAATTGCTTTTCCTCGGGGTGTCACTAATGTAGAAAAATATGCTGATCGACACTCAATCTATGGCAAAGGCACCCCTATACATTCTAGAGGCGCTCTTCTTTACAATCATCACATAGCAAAGAACGGTTTATCGGACAAGTATGAAAAAATACAAAACGGCGAAAAAATAAAATTTGTTTATTTAAAAGTTCCCAATAAGATTAACGAAAACGTAATTTCATTTCCAAATGTTTTACCCAAAGAGTTAGGATTGCAACCACAGATTGATTATGGTACTATGTTTAACAAGTCGTTTATTGACCCTTTGATTCCTATTCTCGATGCAGTAGGTTGGTCTGTTGAACCACGCGCCACCCTCGATGCGTTTTTTGGTTGACATTAATTAAAAAATACACTATAATAAATTGATGTATCAGATAACTATATTTAAAAATACTTTCGACAATAAAACTTATCGTAGTATGGAATTTGCTTCTTGGAGTAAATTTACTAGTTTCTTAAAAAAACTTTCAAAAGAACCAGGAGTCAAAGGTGGCAATAACTCTTCTGCTTTGCTTAGTCCTGCTTTGTATCTCAAAGACAGTACGCGCTCT